GCGTCATATGGCTATTGGGAAGATTATCAGCCATTATCATATTTTGGAAAATATATTGAAAATAAAAATGGTACAGAGTATTATGATTTAGACTTTTTACAGTTTAACATTGATTATCCATCAACTTCAATAGTCGGAGAACAACTTGTAGAACCTTATCAATTCTACAATACAGAAAATGCCTTTGTAAAAACATACATAACTTTTCAATATATAGAGGATGGGGCAAACAAGCCACAAGATTATTTTATTTATGAAGAAAAGCCAAGCATTGATGGAGTAATTGATGTTGACCTGTATCCAAATTGGCTAAGAACTAAATTTGAGGTTGTCAATGGAACACTGCTATACCCAAGCAAAACTATTGACTTTAATCAACTTGCAATTGTTTATCACATTGAGTTTTTTGTTCGTGGAACTATTAAAAAATCTTTACAGATTAAAAAACTAGAAATTGCTTCTCAGGCTTTAAATAATAATTCGTTTAATGAAATTGGTACAAAGTTTGGCATTAATATATTTCCTTATAAAAAAACTGGATTATATTATGACTATAAAACAAAAAATCCGTTTAGTATTTATAAGGGTAGTAGCCCATATCTTTATTTAACAAAAGATTCAGGAATAAAAATTCGTGGAACATTTGACACTGATGTAAGTCGTGGAGTTGCTATATCAATAAATGATTCAAGATCTTCTTCTTATCAGGTTAATGCTGCTCAACTTTGGATGAGATATGATGGTTTGTCATTTGAAAACAATCCGTTAGAACTATTTGACATAAGACATAAAAACGATACAATTAAATTTTATTTTGTTGCAGACACAACTAAACAAAATCGTGCAACAGTCTATGCAAAAAGTTTATTGACTGGCGAAGATGTTAGTGGAATTGCATACTATGTAAATGGCAAATTAGTAAGAGAGCCAAAGATTGGAATTGGAGAGTGGTTATCTTTAGGCGTTTCTTTTTCAAATTCTTTAAACTTTGATTCTTATACTGGAGCAATAAGTCTAAATGGCCCAATGCTTTTTAATAATATTTCATACTATCAAGCAAACAGCCTTCAGCAACTTCAAAGATATATATCAAGACCTTGGATCAGCGTTAAAAATGATGGAGTTCTTGAACTAGATTGGCAGTACTGGGTAAATGACTATGTATGGCAAGAGGTGCTGGTTATTTCCTCTTCAAACCTATATTCAACAAATCCAGATGATATTTATAAGTCCTATGTGGGTACCAACAAGATTATCGTTGATGACCAAGAGGGAATCTTGTTTGATGATGACAAATTAAAGATCTATACAGAGAAAAATTGGCAGTCAGTAGTCAAAACTCCAGTGTAATATGGTATACTGATGGTTATGGATTCATTAATTAACCCTGAAACTGGCGAACCTATTGTAAAAAACGTTCGTAGACAAGTAATTGAAAAGAAGTATAACTGGGGCCTATACGTATATAAAAAGTCAAACGGTAAATGGTTTACTGATGGTAGCGGAAACATTGAGTCTATGCGTAATGACCTTACAAAAATTGCAGAATTAAAGGCAGCAGCAAGATATTATGGCGATGATGGTGACGGAGAAGCCGTTTTTGTGCCTGGCCTTACAAGAATTACAGATGAAGAGTATTCAGAACAAATGGACAGAATGAAGTCTGGATTAATTCCGTCAATGAATGATCTTGGTGCATGGCATGCAGCACAACAAACTCTTAATAAAGCAGGCAAGGATCAGTTTGATGAGTAATAACGATTATATTGAAGCAAGACTTGGCACAAATGAAAAACAAGAAAGCCAGTTTAAAAATAGTGATCCTTTTAATAAATCCTGGGATGAACTAAAAAATCTTGGGGGACTTGAAGATAACTTTAAACGTCGTATGACAAGACAAGTTAACAAGGCAATGACACAAGAAGGATATCTTGCTACAAATGGAAACATTGATCTTCTTAGCACTCCCTATCTTGATTCTGCAAATGCAGATCCAAAAGGTCTAAAGGATTCTGGATCTAAAGCAATTAACCCTGGTTTAGTCTATAGAAATGGATATGGACTTTTTGATGTAATCACACCACCATATAACATGTATGAGTTGGCTAATTTTTATGATACATCGTTTGCTAACCATGCTGCTATTGACGCTAAAGTAGAAAACGTTGTTGGTCTTGGATATCGTTTTGATATTACAGATAGAACAATGATGAATCTTGAAAATAATTCAGATCAGGCAGCAACCACTCGTGCCCGTAATCGCATTGAAAGAGCAAAACTAGAATTGCGTGATTGGCTTGAGTCATTAAATGATGATGATAGTTTTACACGCACAATGGAAAAAATTTATACCGATCTTCAGGCAACTGGAAATGGCTATATGGAAGTTGGTAGAACTGTAAGCGGTGAAATTGGATATATTGGACACATTCCATCCACAACAATGCGTGTTCGTCGTATCCGTGATGGATATGTTCAGATCATTGGTCCAAAGGTTGTTTACTTCCGTAATTTTGGTGCAACCAACAGAAACCCACTGACAGCAGATCCACGTCCAAATGAAATTATACATTTTAAAGACTATTCACCATTAAATACTTACTATGGTGTTCCAGATATTATTGCAGCACTTCCATCGCTTATTGGTGACCAACTTGCTTCACAGTACAATATTGATTATTTTGAAAATAAGGCAGTACCAAGATACGTAATCACTCTTAAGGGTGCTAAACTATCTGCTGATGCCGAAGATAAGATGTTTAGATTCTTGCAAACAGGCCTAAAGTCTCAGTCACATAGAACACTGTATATCCCACTTCCTGGAGATAATGATCACTCTAAGGTTGAGTTTAAGATGGATCCAATTGAGAATGGTATTCAGGATGGTTCATTTAAAGAGTACCGCAAACAAAATCGTGATGATATTTTAATAGCCCATCAGGTTCCTATCTCCAAGTTGGGTGGTTCTGAATCTGGATTGGCTGCTGCTTTGTCACAAGATCGCACTTTTAAAGAACAAGTATCTCGCCCAGAACAACAACATCTTGAAAAGATTATTAGTAAGATTATTAAAGAAAAAACAGATATTCTTCAGTTTAAGTTTAATGAACTTACACTCACAGATGAAATTGCACAGTCTCAAATCCTTGAAAGATACGTCAAGAATCAGATTATGCTTCCTAATGAGGCACGTGAGATTTTGGATCTTCCACAGGTTGAGCATGGAGATGTTCCTCTGCAGTTAACTCCAAGACAAGCAGCAGACTCAATGGCAAATGGAAATCGTTCTAGAGATGCAGAAAGACTAAATAACCAGTCAGATGGACCAGCAACAGTTTCTGGACGCAATCCGAAGGGTGAAGGTAGAGCATCTCAATAATTGAGAAAACTACATAAACATTTGGTATAATGGAATACAATATGAACATAAATAAGGCTTTTTGGACCACTGATGGCGACAATGTTCGTCTATCAATGCCCTTTGGAAAAGTAGATGTAGAAAAGCGCATAGTCTCTGGCTTTGCTTCTCTTGATAATCTTGACAAGCAGTATGACATTGTAACAACAGAGGCTTCAATGAAGGCATTTGCAAAATTCCGTGGAAACATTCGTGAGATGCATCAGCCATCAGCCGTAGGAAAGATGATTTCTTTTAAAGAAGAAAAATATTTTGATCCAGAAACAAAGAAGTTCTATAAGGGTGTTTATGTTTCTACCTATATTTCTAAGGGTGCACAGAATGCATGGGAAAAGGTTCTTGATGGAACCTACACTGGTTTTTCAATTGGGGGAAGAATGAATAAGTGGGATGATGCATACAATGAAGAACTAGATAAATCAATTAGAATTATTAAAGACTATGATCTTGTAGAGTTAAGCCTTGTAGATTCACCAGCAAATCAGTTTGCAAGCATTATGTCTGTTGAAAAAGTTGATGGTGTAGATGTTATTAAGGGTGACCTAGCAAATGTAGTTGTAGAAAATGTTTTTTATGATGAAGAAACAGGAATTGTTTTAACTTCTGATGAAGAAACATATGTTAGCCCAGTAAGCGGTAACGAAATGAAAAACATTGGTTTTGTAGAAAAAAATGACTCAGATAAAGCAAATATGATAAAGTTCTTAGTTGATAGTGCTAAAGGCATTAATACATCTAAGATTACCAAGGAGGTAAACCCTATGTCAGAAGATACAACAGCAGTAGTTGATGCCACAGTTGCAGAAACAGAAGCAGTATCCGCAGAGGTCACTCCAGAGGCACAACCAGCAGAAGCAACAGAACTAGTAGAAGCAGCAGAAGCACGTGCAGAAGCAACAGCAGAAGCACAAGCAGAAAAGTCTGATTCAGTTGCTGATGATAGTGCTACATCTTCAACAGAAGATGCAATTCAGACTCCAGAAGCACCAGCAGCAGAAGATGTTGCAAAGGCTGATGAAGCAATTACAAATGCAATTGCTGAAATCAAGGAATCTGTTACTAATGCCTTTGGCGATCTAACAGCAACAATTAAGTCACTTAGTGATGAAGTTGCTAATATGAAGAAATCTCTTGATGCCACAACAACTGATGTGAATCAGATCAAGGGAACTTTTAATGAAATTGGAAAGAGAGTTGATTCCGTAGAAAAGGACACCGCTTTCCGCAAGTCTGGCGATCTAGGCGAGATCGTGCAGGAGGTGGCAGAAGTGCCAACTCAAAAATCCCTATGGGGCGGACGTTTCCTCAAATTCTCCGACCTATATAACTAACATAAAAATCACTAGGAGGTGAACAATATGTCAGAAGATATCGTAAAAAACTATCCAGGTACACCTGAAGGCCACACTCATCAAGCAGGAGGCGCAGTAGCATCTGGTTCTACCGCAGACGCAGCAGCCATTGTT